GCACATTAGATTAATTCTCCAGAATGTTGTCAGTTAACATGGTCTCCTTTTGTCTTTTCTGTTGTTCAATAATGTAATCAACTACAGCTCTTTGACCAGCCTTAAACCAAACTTCTCTATCTGTAAAAGATAAATCTGGATGACGTTGAGGGAAATGACTATCAAGAGCTTTAATTAACTCATCAGATAAAACAGGGAAAGGAAGGTTGTCAGAATTATTGTAGGTCACTTTGAGTAAGAGAGTATAACAGACATGTTAATTGGTTTCATTATCTAAAAGAATTTCTATATAACGAATAGCTTTTCTTAAATCTTCTGCTCCTCCTTTCTTATTCCAGCGAGAAATATATTTAACAACATTCCCTTCACAAAAACCTAAGTTATTTTTAGTAATGTATTCAATAGGTTGTATTGCATAACCTTTGTAGTAGTCAGGATTTATGGAGTCCATAGTGTTACCTCTTGAGTTTTAAAGTCATAGTCTCCTTTACGGAGGATGCGAGCTAGTTGAGCTGTAAGAACAGCATCAGCAAAGGTTTGTTTTTTCTTTTCATATGCTGCTACTACTTTGTCCCACATATCAGTAAGAGTTTTAGCGTCACCAAGAATCTTTTCAGCTGTAACAGGACCACAACCAGAAATACCTTTGTAGTTATCAGTTGTATCTCCTGTTAAAGCTTGAATCATCCAGTGTCTATCAGCTTTTTTCTTAGTTATTAACTCCATGTCATCATTAGCAAGGAGAGTACAAGGAACAGTTCTCATATCTTTATCAGGAGAAACAATAATTGGATTCGGATATTGTTTAGAAGTAGCTAACAAAGCCATGACATCATCACCTTCTAAACCTGTATAACTAGCTGACTTATATTTCTGACCAACTTGTTTAATCATTGTGTAAAGAGCTAAAGGTTTACGTTTATTTTTTCTATTGGCTTTGTATTCAGGAAAGATAGTGTGTCTGAAGGTTGGATACTGAGTAAAACACATCACTGGGTCATCAAAATCTTCTGCAATTTTCTGGTAGTACTCAACCCTTCCATCAATCATTTCATGGATGTCACGTTCATCACAGTGAAGGGTATGTAAGTTTTCATCCCATTTGACATCTTGTTCACAGCTGCAACAGGAAGAATAAATTAACCAGTCAGCATCAATTAATAAGGTCATGGTTAAGCACCAAAATAAGTGGACATAGGAATAGAAAGACGGCCAGTATTTTGGTCATACAAAAGCTTATCGACTGGGCCAGTCATACCAGTATGTCTATTTTTTAAAACTCTTAGTTGTAGTTCTGACCTTTCACCAGGGTCTCCTTGTTGGTTTCTTTCAGCAGAAATACAAAGATCTGACAACTGTAAAATTGCACTGCTACCTCTTAAATCTGAGGTACTTACCTGTTGTCCCTGTTCATGCGATACACCTTGTGGTCTTCTTAAATGACTGACAAGAATTAAAGCAACACCAGTACTTTCAACCACCTGTCTAAGTTTGGTGCAAGTAATATCTATTGCTCTTCTTTCATCGACATCAGCTAAACCACTGACCACAATTGTTAGATGATCCAAGATAACGACATCAACACTTTCAGCTGTAGCCATGTATTGAATCTGTTCTATTAATCTATCTGGATCTAAGCTGCCAAAATGATCATAAAGAAAGAGCTTTTCTGTACCAAATAACCTATCAAAAGCTACTTTTAATTCATCTAGATCTTCAATATTATCTTCTAAATGCAGCGGCTTATTAATTTCTATGCCTAAGATTCCCTGCATAGTTCTTTGGACTGATTCTTCTAATGCGATATAACCAACAGTTAGTTTATTCTTTAAAAAGTGGTGGGCAAATTCTCTACAAATTGTGCTTTTTCCTGTTCCTGATCCTGCTGCTATTGTCACCATCTGGCTTTTTCTAAAACCTCTAGTGAATTGATCTAACAGTGGATAAGGAAAAGGACAAACAGAACTTGTACCTTCTTTAGTTAATTCTTCCCATAAGTCAGAAGCATTTAAGATTGAATCCGGTCTAACAGGTGTTGCTTTCCACAGCAGACTTTTGAGTTCTTCTGCCTCATCTGCGAGGAGCATTTCATTAGCATCTTTTCTTGGTAATCTGCATATAGCTGCTTTTCCAGCAGGTAATATTTCAATAGCTTTTTCTGCTGCTTTTTCTCCAGGGTCATCTGAATCGAAACAAAGAACAATTCTGGAAAATTGATTGAGCCATTTTAAATTTGCTGCTAGATACTTATTAGCAGAAGGAGCACCAGAGGGAAGGGAAACTACAGGATATTTATTGCCTTGTATCTGACTAATACTCATTGCATCTATTTCACCTTCAGTAATAACACAGAAAATATTTCCGTAGTTACCGTGATTCCTCCATTTGTTTTGTCCCCATAGTTGTACGTTTTTACAGTCACCTACCCATCTAAACTTTTTATCTTTAAGTCTTAGATGTTGTGCAATAGGTCTACCTTTTTGATCTTCATAGGTAGCAACTTGAACACGTTCTCCAAATTGTTCTGCGTATCCATAGTTAAAAAACTTGGCAGTTTCTTCTGAGATTTTTCTATGAGGAAGTTCTTTATGTTGAACAAACTTTATTAATGGTGAAGTAGTCACTGGGCTAGGTGAATAATAAGTTTTGCGTTTGTGTTTTTGTTCTGTTGGAGCAGGTCTTCTATAGCTGCAACCAAAACAGAAAGCATGACCATCTGAATAGACAGCAAGATTGTCTTTGCTATCGCAGTTAGGACAAGGCTCCTTTCTTAGGTACTTGTTGTCTTCTGTCATTGATTTTCCAATGTTCGATTAGTGCTTTAAGGTCTTTTATTCTTTGCTCTGCATGTTGTATGCGTTCTTTGTTATCCATTAGTACCAATCAGCAGGAATAGTTTTATCGCACCAGAGGAAGCCGTTCTTAGTAGCCCATTGACCATAAGAAAGACTTCTTTTTTTACCTCGACTAAGTTTTGTCTTAGCGTTTTGAAAACAGAAACGTATATCTAAACTGGGATTAGCCGCCTTAACCGCAACCATTTTTCTTCTGTCCTCTTTTGAGAGGAAGCCTTTAGTTTCAATAATGACCCCGTTGTTAAGGATAAAATCAGGCTTGTAACAGCAACTGAGGATGTAGTCCAACTCAAGGGATTCATAACTAAAGGCAACTTTATTTTTGTTTAGGTTAGCGGCAATTCCAGCTTCAAATTTACTTCTGTACTTTTGTTTAGAACTCGTCTGAGGCAACTGCTGGTGTGGTGCTTTGGAATTGCTGACTTTGCTCCTGTGGCTCTTCCGTTTGAAAGCCATATCCAGTTGCACTTCTTGCATATTCAACGTGGTTTTTAATCATGACTGCTTCAATTTGAATCTTAATTCCAACTCCAAAAGCAGCTGTTTCCCATCCACTACAACGAAGGTTTACTTGTCCTGTAGTACCTGGACCACATTTATTAACAACAGTCTTTTGACTGTCAGACATAAGGGAACCATCAGCATTAAATAAAGCTGGTGTTCTGTTCTTCCAAACAGTTCCATCAGGTCTGCTTCCACCTACCTTTGTCTTAGCTCTGATCTTGAAGTAAGGCTTAGTCTCACCTCCATCAGTAACTTCTTCAAATCCCCAAGGAAGTTGAGCAAGTTTGTATGTTTTACTTGGGTTAGCAGCTTTTAATTGTGCTTTCCATCTATCTAAAAGACCAGATAATTGGCCTTCAATTTCTTGTGATTCTTCTGGGTCAACAAGGCAAGTAACTCGCCATTCCCCCATTGGATCAAATTTAGTGTCTGGTTCTACAAGCCATGCGAATTGAAATTTGCAGATCGGTGTAGTGACGTTTAGGACTTCCGATTTAAGAGTCATTTGTGAAAATCTGGTAGTAGTTTTTCGGTTGTAATCGCTTGAAAACCTAGAAGGTCTGTCATGCGTAAGATTTATATTACTGTTCATTGTTCCCTTGTCACTCCTTTTTAAGAAAATACATAAGGAGCAGACATAACATCATTAATATCTAAGTCTCCCATGTCTAATGGTGAAGGTAATTTAGCTGGATCTTTTAATTGTTGAGTAGCTTGGTTATACAAATCATCTAAGACATAATCTTGATAAATTTCTACAAAACTTTCTTTAGCACAATTAATAAACTCCTCTATATCTGATGCAGGAGCGCCAAAGCAATCATGAATAGTTGTAAACTGATTTAATCCTTTTGCTTTTGCTTTTTGTAATGCTAAATGAACATTAGCAGCATCTAAACTATGAATAAAATTAGCAGGAAAGCTCTGCATTGTTTTCTTTTTATCTAAGTCTTTTGTAGCTTCTTGAAGCTTGACATTCATTCTGTTGTAGCCAAGTTTGGTCTCTATTACCTTACATTTTGTAATGCAATAATTTTGTTTTACAAAGAAACCAGAAGGTGTAGTCCACTCAATTGTTTTATCTTCTTTAGCAAAACATCTGGCAACACTATTCAAATAATTCATAACATAAGAAGCAGTAGGACATACATTATCTACTGACTCTTTTATCTTTAATGCTAGGAAATTGTAGTGCTTAAAACTATCTGAACCCCAAGGAAATGGAATCTTTTCTTTTGCAATATAGTCTTTTAAAGTATTAGCTATACCGTAAACAGTTCCTGAATATGGAATCATCATTACAGGTTTTTTAACTAACTTTCTTGTTATTAATTCACGATGATTGTACCAATCTTGTGCATAATAACTGTCACTATCTGCAAGATTAACAATTAAGTTTGTTCTTATATTGTCATATAAATCTTGTGGTTCATCAGAAGATAGAAGATTTACTGAAGCAGCAAGATCCTGATCAAGGGTTAAAGCTGCCAGATGCTGAAAACCATTATTGCTGCCATCCAACAAGACAGGGTGATGACTAATAAAACCAAATCCTTCTTCATGAAACTGACTCCATTCAAAACACCAACTAAGGAATTGAAAAGGATCATCAGCTTTAGACCAAAGACCTACATAGCTTTCAGGATTACCGGCTACATCTTCTGCTATATGTTTTCCTTCCTTATATGCCCATTCAATTCTTTCCTTAAAGCTTTTTTTGTTTAGTCCCCAATGATTTGCTCCAGCAATACCTAACCAACCAGCATCTTTTTCATTCTTAATTGGACCACCTTCAGCAAACTGATGTAGACCCCTAGATAAATCTGTTGTTTGAGGATTAAAAGTACCTGATACCGGATAGATTCGTCCGGTAAAATCTGCTTGTGCTACATGCCAAAAAGACCCAGTACTAAACTTTTCACTTGTATCTAGCATCATTAGACACTGAAAACGTTTAGCCCTGTTATGTGCATTTAGGTCATGGATAATAGAAGCTTCTCTTCTCCATTTCTTTCTAGCAACTTCATTGTCTGCTATGTCAAATGGTTTAGGTGGTAAAGGTTCTGCTTCTGCATCTATCAAACAGCCAACAGGTGTACTTGTATCCCAGCAGTAATTAGCAATCTCTAAAACGTTTGCAGTAACTGACCATTCAGTACCTTGTAAGGCATTTAGAGAGTCATAAAAGGCTCTAGGTTTCTTATTCCTTAGATCATTTAGATAAATAGTGTCAGAACTTTTTACCTCTTTAATTCTTCTTAGTCTCTCTGAATAAAAACCACCATCAGGCCAATCTCTAGGTTGAATTAGACAAGGCATCAGCAAAGGATAAGCAGCTAATCTATTGGTCTTTTGTCTTTGAATCCATTGCATAGCCTCCTCTGTAAATTCAAGATAAGTTCTTCTAGTTTTGTTATGGAAGTTTCCTCTGGTGGCCATCTTCACCATGCCAACAGATTGCATTAGTAATTCAATTAGCTTTAGCCCTACTCTTAACTTCTCTTCCTTTACCCATCCTTTAAACTCATAGCCATAATTCCTCATATGACCAAGCATCATGGTTCTTCTATAACCTGGATGCTTCGTATCTGAGATGTGATTTTTTAAAGTCTGAAAAAACTTAGGATCATTCTGCTGAAAGACAGAAAATCTAAGCTCATCTTCAAGCAAACTTCCAATCTTAATAGCAACAGCAGTAGCAGTAGCTTTGCCTCCACTGACAAGATCAATGACAGCTTTCCAAGTGATGTATGAAACTACATCTGGATTAGGAAACTGTGTCAGTAGTTTTGCTGAAATAACTTTTGGACCTGGTTTACCTCGCCAAGCACGATCAACAAACTTTTGTATTGCGTCTGAGTGAGGTTGTAAACCAGTCTTGATTAGGTGAATTGCATAACTGTTGTCAGAGGCTCTTCCCTTCTCAATATTTAACTGGACTTTTTTACGGTAGGAATCAATGCCTCTTGACTCCATTTCGTTCTCTATTTGAATCTGAATCTGGGCTGGATTCATGGTTAACTCCTTGTTTTTTATACAAAAAGAAAGTTAACCTTACTCCTTTAAACTTTGGTGCGAGTGGCCGGACTCGAACCGGCACGACCATTACAGTCTCTGGATTTTAAGTCTTGTCTGTCACTAAGAAAAACAAAGACTTAGCATCAAAATTCATTGAAGTAAGAGCTAACTTACTTAGCAAAATCAACTGGCAATAGATGCACTGGATTTGCTGGTATTAAGCACTTTGACAGCTTCGTGCAACTGCTTAGGTGCATGATGTGCATAGATCATTGTTGCTTGAATAGATTCATGACCCATCCAATCTTTAACAACGCCAAGAGGTACTCCCCTTTGGACTAATCGTGTTGCACAAGTATGCCTGCAAAGATGTGGAACATACCACTCTTTTTCCGCATAACCAAGATGGTCTCTGACTCTATTCCAGATGTTTGTTATCCAATCTGGTTTGTATGGAAACAATTTATCTGTAGGTCTACTCCTCAAATAGTAAGGAGTTAAGATCTTCGATACCACATCAGTCATAGGAACTGAAACAGGGTTATCACATTTACGATCAGGAAAAGTAATCTGCTTTAAATTAAAGTCAACATACCTTTTTTCTAGACCTAATAATTCCCCCCTTCTTGGTCCTAAATCTATTAAACACTTAACAAAATCATGGTGTTCATGTAAACCCCAATGTGTAAAAGTATCTAATAGTTGAACCTCCATTTCTTCAGTCAGGTAGTGTGTTCTACCCTTGCTTTCTTTTAACCTTTTAGGAAATTTAATCATAGTCATATGACCATCATTTTCCATTTCTTCTAAGGTTATTTTTAAATTACTAACCTTTTTATTAATAGTTTTATTTGAGTTATCAAAGGTTTCCCGATGATAATCAATTAACACATTAATAAGTGGAGTAGTAATTTGATTGACTGGTAGATCACCAATAGCCCTGATGTTGTGATCCATCCGCATTAGATAGTAATCAGCATCAGGTGTTCCACGCTTCCTTCTGTTATAAACAGTCCTTACAGCTTGAGACAAACGTGGAATAGTTCTCAAACTTTGGACTTTACTTCTGGGCATAGTAAGTCTCCTTTTTTTGTGGACAGCAATACTAATGATTCTTATTTGCAACAATCAAGTAGACCTTAGTCTCAGATCAATTCCCTACTATCAACAACCATCATCCCATCAGCTTCAGGCCATTGATGTCTAGCTTTTTCTACTGCTTTCTTTGCAGATGTAGCAGTAATTAATTCAGTTCTGACTCCTGGTTCAGAATTAAGATCAGAAATCTTAATTACATAAAGCTTTTTAGGTAAAGCACTACTAAATGAGTAATAAGACATTAACCAAATCCTTTAGTTGTTTTTGTGAGTGGTTTTTTCTTTGATTTAGGTTTTTTCCTTTGTTTAGGTTCGTTGT